ACTAAAAAGAGTGCCAGTGTTGTATGGTGATATATCTAAACAAGTTGCTGCACTAATTCAAGAAAACAGTGAAAATAAAATGCCGTCAATTCCTCGTATGGCTGTATATGTTACCAATCTTGAAATGGACAGAAATAGAACCAGTGATTCAAGTTTTGTTTCTAAAGTACACATTAGAGAACGTGCATACGACGAAGCAGGAAACGAATATTTAAATACTCAAGGACGTAACTATACAGTTGAACGTTTAATGCCAACACCATATACGTTAACTGTACAAACAGATATTATTACAAGTAACTTTGACCAAAAACTACAGATTATGGAACAAATACTAATGCTGTTTAATCCTAGTCTTGAGATTCAAACAACAGATAACTTTGTTGACTGGACTAGTTTAACCACTGTTAATCTAGAAAATATAACATTTTCAAATAGAACTATTCCAGTTGGTACTGAATCTACCTATGATGTATTTTCTTTAACTTTTGCAACTCCTATATATATTTCGCCGCCTGCAAAGGTTAAACGTTTGGGTGTTATCACAAATATCATTACTAGTATTTTTACAGATTCAGATGGAAATATAGAACTAGGAATCAACGATGGGAATAATCTCGAAGTCGTTGAAACTAGAGAATTAACTGATGCTGACGGTAATACTGAGAGATTGGTTGACTATGGACAGTTTCCTAATGTTGGTACAGGCGAAATTGATATTAATGTTAAAAGAACTCTTAGACCCATCCAAGCAGGTGCATCATCAAGTAATACAACATACCTTAGTTTAGGATTGTATGTTATTAATAATAAAGCATATATTATCGACAAAGGGTCCATCGGTACATTTAATTGGACTGCACTAGCAGAAGCATATCCGGGTTGTTACAAGCCTGGTATTAGTCAAATTAGATTATTAAAATCCGATGGAACATATATTGTAGGTTATATAACTGTTAATCCGTTAAATCAAACAGAACTCTTTGTAGACTGGGACGAAGACACCCTTCCGAGCAACACTGTTCTTACAGGCCCAGCAAGAAACCCAAATAGTTATACAAGTATTGATTATATTATTGATCCACTGCGCTGGAACCCAGAAACACGACTTGTATCAGGACTAAGACTTCTTACACTCGGAAAAATAGGCAACGATGCAAACGACGACGGTGCAGATGGGTGGAAAGATCAAACCAGTCCGTTTGGTGATTTAGTTGCAGGTGAAAATGACATCATAGAGTACGACGGCGAAGAATGGCATATAATTTTTGATGCTAGTACAGCAACTGAAGAAATCTATATTATTAACTTAGCAACAAATTCTCAATACAGATGGACCGGTGAGTTTTGGACCAAGAGTTACGAGGGTGAGTGGTCACAAGGAGCATGGATGCTGTTCCCCGAAGGCTAATTATTTGTATGAAGAAAATAATTTGCTCCGGTGCTCTTTTCTATACGCTGACCACTAATCGTTTTTTATTGTTACACAGAACTCAAAGTAAACAAAACAACGTTTGGGGACTGGTTGGTGGCACCAACGAAACTACCGAAACTCCTTGGGAAGGATTAAAACGTGAAATCCAAGAAGAAATTGGTATTATACCCGAAATAAAAAAAGCAATACCCTTAGAAACTTTTGTTAGTAACGATGAGCAATTTTTATTTCATACGTATTTGTGTGTAGTTGACAGTGAATTTATTCCACAATTAAACAGCGAGCATGATGGCTATGCTTGGGTTAGTTTTGGTAAATGGCCAAAACCTTTACACACAGGCTTGGCCAATACTTTAAGATCAAAAACCAATCAGCAAAAATTAGAAACAGTTTTTAAACTAATAGGCATGTTTGATCAAACTGTTCTTTAAGCCAGTCAAAGTTGTTGATCATTTTGAGTGCTTCAAGATTGCCTGTATTTGCCAATCCGTAAAGTTTTCCTGCATTTGCACCTGCAATGCAGTATTCACCAAACGGTTTATCTTGACCTCTGGTACACCAAACGTTTAATCTAAAATCAGTTTCTTCGTCGAGTTGTCCGTTGATAGACTTACTAGCAAGTTTAACTGTTTCTCTAAAAGCACTGCGCCAAGTGCTAAACGGGTCTGTGTTAAATTTAGTAATGTTGCTAATTCTATTAATACTTTTAAAGTAAGGTGAAATACTTGTAGTCATGTCCGGCTTTGAGGTATCCATATTTAGAGTTAGTTCTCTTGGTAGTAGTTTTACAGCACCGTAACCGTAAACAAGACTGTTTATAGGATTTTGTGCTTTCCATACGTGTACAGTTTTGCGACTGTCTGGATCGTATGCAGGAACATAATAATCAAAATTAAACTTGGGAATAATTTCTGCGTCAGCGTCAACGATCCAAATCATATCAGTAGAGCATAATTTTGCTGCCGCAATATGTGCGTTGTGTACACCTTTGACTCCATGCACACGCTTTGCTCTCGAAAAACGTTCCAACAACTTTGCATAATTTTCGTCTGCATCTTCTTCGTCGTTGCTAATAAACACAATGTCGTAAGGTGCAGGTTCGCTGGCAATAACATCGTATTGTTTTTTATTAGCAAAGAAACGCATCTTAATTTCTTTTTCTGTAACAAATGTCTTTTTAGAAATCAATGATACACCGTCATAGGCAGTTCCATTCATGTACACATGATTGATTTCTCTTTCAAATTTTTCATAATGTGGAAAATATAAATCAAAAGCAAAGTCCGATTTTACATTTACTTCTGGAGGAATCATCCAAAACATGTTTGTTTTAGATTTTTCAACTGCATCGATATAATCTTGATATGTATCAACACTAAACTTTTCATATTGGCGAGGCGTAGATGCAACAATATCCCAGTCTTTTTTATTAATGTAAAACCTGTTTTCAATTTCTCTTTCAGTTACTGGCGAGTGTTTACTGAACAACACAATTCCGTCACGATGTTCGCCGTTAAGCATAACATGATTTATTTTTCTATCATATTCATTATCGTGAGTAAAATATAAATCAAAATCAAATGTTAGTTCAACATCATTGGGTATTCCCCAAAACATTTCTGTAGAGGATTCTTCAAATGCTTTAAAATAATCAACGTAGTTGTTGATTACAAAACAATTGTATTGTTTTTTAGTGCTAGCAACAATGTCCCATTCTTTTCTATTAACTATATGTCTATATTCAATTTCTCTTTCGGTAAGAGGAACATGTTTACTGCATAAGAACAGGCCATTGTAGTATTTTACATCATCGACTAGATGAACAAACACATGATTTTGTTTACGGTCATATTCGTTATCATGTGTAAAGTAGATGTTGGGTACAGTAGCAGAGATATTTCTACTGCTCATCCAAAACATTTCTGTAGTAGAATTTTCAAGAGCAAAAAGATAGTCGTTATAAGAATCTATTTCAAATACATCATACTTTACAAGACTACTGCCTACAATATTCCATTCTTTACGTTCGGCTGGGAATCTATGTTCTATTTCACGTTCTGTTAATATTTTTTTCTTGCTTAACAATAACAACCCATTATATAGGAGGTCAGCATCGACTTTATGTTCAAAAGCATGATTCTGGTTTCTATCAACAGTGTCGTGATGAGATATATAAAATGTTTTAATTAGTTCTTGATTAACAGATATGTTTTTGCTGCCTGCCCAAAACAGATCTGTAGAGGATTTTTCTAATGCTATAAGATAATCGCTGTAGGATTCGATGTTAAAGTAATCAAAAGATTTAGGAGTACTAGCAACTATATTCCATTCTTTTTTAGTTATATAAAATCTATAATCGATTTCTTTTTCAGTTAATTCAACGTGTTTACTAAACAACACAATGCCATCGTAGGTATCGTTATTTAAAAATACGTGTGTAATATTTCTATCATAAAAATTTTGATGTTCAAAATATAAATCAAAGTCGTAATTGATTTCTACGTCAGATGGAATTCCCCAAAACATTTCGGTTGAACTATTTTGTTTTGCATTTAGATAGTCTTGATAATTGTTAATTATAAACTGATTGTATTTCTTTTTTTTACTGCCTACAATGTCCCATTCTTTGCGTTCAGCAGGAAATCTATGTTCTATTTCACGTTCAGATAATAATTTATTTTTACTTAATAAAAATAAACCATTATACAATTTACTGTCAACAACATCATGAACAAACGCATGATTTTGATTTCTATCAACAGAATTGTGATGTGATATGTAAAACGCTTTGATTAATTTTTGATCAGTATCGATATTTTTACTGCTTGCCCAAAATAAATCTGTAGTAGATTTATTTACAGCATCTAAATATTCATCAAAAGAATCTATCTCAAAGTAGTCAAAAGATTTAGGAATACTAGCAATCATATCCCATTCTTTTTTATTTGCATAAAATCTATGACTGAATTCTTTTTCTGTAATTGGAGAATTTTTACTAAACAGTGCAATGCCATCGTAATCAGTTCCGTTTAACCAAACGTGATTTATATTTCTATCATACTGATTTTGATGACTAAAGTAAACGTCAAACTTAAAATCTTCACTTACAACCACGTCGTCTGGAATAAACCAGAATAGGTCTGTTTTTGAAGTTTGTATTGCATCAAGGTAATCTTGATACGTTTTTAAATAAAATTGATCATACGGTGCAGGGTTGCTGGCAATAATGTTAAGTTCTTTTTTGTTAGCATAATACCTATACTGCTTTTCTTTTTCTGTAGGCTGATAACTTTTTGGAAAGAGTGCAATACCATCTCTAGTTTCTTTGTTGCCATTGCCAAGTACATGAGTGAACTTATGACTCCAGTCGTCTGGAATATATGAAAATTTAAAAAAGTCAGAAACTATAACATCATCAGGAACAATCCAGAACATGTCAGTTGAACTGAGTTTTTGTGCATCGTCTAAGCAATCAACCGCAATAGTATTTGGAAATCTACTTTTTAATTTTTTCCATGCTTCGGTATCGGTGTTGCCGCCGAAGAATATATCAAAGTTATCTTTGCCTTGTAATACATCATAGATGCCACAGATAAAGTTTTTTGTAATTTTATATTCTGTTTTAATTTTTGTCGGTACAAGTTTTACTTTGTTCCAACTTTTTACTCGCTTGCTAGATTTATATACATATGGAAATAGATAGATTGCGTCTTCAGTTGGCTTAAACCACCAAGGAAATTCTCTTAGTGTGTTAATGGTTTGATCAACTATCCACACATAATCATGTTCATGTTTGTATTGCTCAACAACAGACAAGTCATTGGTATTATCGGTCAGATGTATAGGATATTTGTATAAAATATGATTTTTTAGTACATCTTGACTGTTATAAATTGTTTGGCCAAAACGTTGAAATTTATCTATTGCTCTCATTTGTTTCTTCTATCAAATAGGCTTTGGTTCCGTAGTGTGCAACTTCATTGCTTAAATCTGCATCTACGTAAATTTCAAATCCAGTATTGTTTGCTTGGCTACAAAAGTAGATATCTTCGCCACTCAAGTCTTTGGTATCTTCGTTCCATATATATTGAAACCACGGCTTTGGTAGATTTTCAAATACAACTCGAGAGACTAACATACATCCCATTCCAACAGCAAATACTTGATGTAAACCTGTTTTTGCAGCAAGACGTTTATCTAGATTGTTGTTGTCTAAAAATGCAACACTGCGTTGCGGCTTTATTCTTGTGCTGTACGTTGCTGCACATATTTCTTGATTGTGTTTTTTTAAACGTTCAAAAACAGTTGCAGGAAAATGCATATCGCTATCTAGCCACAGTATATAGTCTGCTTTTTTTTCTAATGCTGTTTCTGTTAATGTGTTTCGTTGTTGAGGAATTACCGAACCTAAATTAAAAATAAGTTCGTAATCTACATTATCTTTTGCTAAACGTGCAGTAAGATTTGCCAGACATTTAGCAAATCCTACCTGCACAGTATCTCTAGCAGGAACACATATTGCTAGTTTCATTAGATTAGTTCGTTAGCAACCATGTCCAAGTTTAATTCACGTTCTGCTTCGGCAGTAACGTCATTTAGTTTTCTTGCTGTGCCTGTGGCAATCTTTACTGCTTCTCTAAAATCATCAATTGGAAGTGCTGACATTTCAAGCATGTGTTCTGGTTGAACTTTGCCAAGAGTTAGCAAATCTACTGCGGCTTTTTTACCAATAGCAGTAATCCAATGCAATCTATCATCTGCTTCTGCTCTTGCCATAACAGCACTTTTTTCTTCGCCATCAAGGACTTCTGTTTCATATAGTTTTAGATCTTCGTCTGCTAGTTCAAGCGAATTAAGTTTAGTAAGTTTTCTAGCCTTGCTGTATTCGTTTGCTAGAACGACATTGAAAATTTGATATTTTGTGTACATTATGTGCTCCTTAAATTGTACCTTGACCGCCAAAGGTAGCACTCATTGCTATGGTAGTTCCGACACTGATTCCAAGGAATGTTCCTAGATTACTCATTGTAATAGGTGTAGTGGATCCTCCGAAATAGTTTCGGATTTCTAACATAGTAATTGTACTGCCTGTTGGAGGTAACGCCATTTAACTTCTCTGCTTATTTAATATTAGCACATTATTTACTTTTGTCAAGTAGAGTAGCCGGTAAAAACCGGCTACTCATTATTTATCGGCAAGTTTTTGAACCATTGCACGTAGTTCATCAATTTGCTTTTGTTGCTCTTTAAACACTTCAATGAACAAGCCGGCCATTGCACCGTAGTTAACAGTCTTAGTGCCGTCTTCTAGTGTAGTAACAACTTCTGGAACGTATTGTTCTATTTCTTGTGCAACTACACCCATGTAGACTCTGTCTTTGTCTTCAAGGTCTGTTCTAGTATAGTTTACACCGCGTATGTTCAATACTTTTGTTAACGGATCTGCAATAACAGTAATGTTGTCTTTTATTCTAGCATCAGAATATGCAGTAACTTCGTTTGTTGCAGTAAACGCACCGGCACCGGTTAGTGTTGCTGCAAGGGTAGTACCACCGTACCATTTGAAGCCAGCACTTCCTGTATCTACAGAATACCACATATTAGATGCTTCGATACCTATTGCAAAATCTACTGATGCAGCACCCACGTTTGGATACAATACTAACTTAGTACCTGCACTTCGAGTTGTAAATGCAGGTGCAGCAACACCGTTTGTGTTAAAATCAATTCTGTTACTAGTTGCACCGTTTAGATATAGTTGGCTGCCACCTGTAGTAGTAACACCTGTTAGCGTTGATGTAAACGCACCAGTTGACGAAACTGCGCCAGCATTCCAAATACCGCTGGTAACTGTGCCAACTGTTGTTGCTGCGGCAGCATTAACAGCGGCAGTAGTAACAACTTCAGTTCTTACGTTAGCTAGTGTTTTTGGTAATATGCTTCCAGTACTGCCTGTTTCAACATAGTAGTGCGATGCTGCGGTAGCAGTATCAGCTAATCCACTGATTGTTATGTTTGGACTAGAGATAGCAGTGGTGCCGCCGACTGCTGCTCCAATATTAATGTTAGTAATCGAACTGGCTGCACCACCTGTGCCTATGTTTACGGTTTTTGTAG